AATGGAAAAATACCTAAAGTTTCGATTATCAATGTGTAAAGAGGAACTAGACGAAACGATGGATGCTATTGAAGCCAAAGATCCTGAAGAAATCGTTGATGGTCTAATTGATATGTGTGTATTTGCTTTAGGTACTCTCGACGTATTTGGTGTTGATGCAAATATGGCTTGGGATAAAGTTTATGAAGCAAACGCTGCCAAAGATGTAGGTGTTAAAGAAGGCCGGCCAAATCCATTTGGGCTTCCAGATTTGATTAAACCTGAAGGTTGGACTGCTCCATCTCACGAAGGTAACCACGGTGATTTAGAGAAAGCTTTATAATGGATGATGAGCCATCAAAAACTTGGATAAAACCTAAAGAACCCGCTAAATTAGAAGCATTAAGAAAAGCACTGGCTGACCTCAATATAGATTATGCAATAAGTAAAAGAGACGAAAACTTAATATCTATTAACTTGTGGGTAGGAGAAAGTTAAAATAAATTTTATCGTTACCGCTAACATAGAGGTTTTCCAGTACATCAAAACAATAAATAATATTACAATGTTTATATAGGAGGTCCACCATGTGCTCACCAGAAGTGCGTAAAGAAGCCAACCGTTTGAATTGGATGGTCAAAGGTCAACTGATTACAAAGTCAGAACCTGACTCAGTAGTTGAATACCTTTATGATAGTTATTTTAAAAGACTATGGGGAAACCACGAAAGATCCCAATATGCTGATATAGGTTTTGAAGAAGCATATAAAATACGTGAACAAGAAATCCTTGCAGAAGAAATGGAATCCGTAGCTCAACTTGGTTACGATTAATTTGAAATTAAATCAAATTAGCTATTGACATTTGATATAGAATCGGTTATATTAGTATTAACAAATATAAAAAAGGAATCATCAAATGTCAACAGATTTACGAAACGTACCAAACTTATCTTCAACTACTGAATTGAACCAAACTCGTTTTTGGGGTGGACAAGATCGCAAACAGTGCGTTCAAATAACTCAGAAAAAACCTCGTGGTTGGGAAAAGCCTACTACAACAAATGGCTTTTTTAACCATATAGATTTGACTCGTGAGCAAGCTCGTGAATTGGCGGTTGAATTAATGTTATTCGCAGAAGGTCGCGAAGTAGAAGAATTTGAAAGAGTATAATATGTTTACAGTTAAAACAAATACATTCCCATCAGAAACCGTCGGAATTGCTTCTCGAGTAGAAGACGCACTTGCCATGTGTAGCACCGTCGGTAGCGAAGCAGGTAATCATGTAGATAACATAAGAAGTCTTAATAGCTTTGACGAATTCATTTGTCAGCATAACGGTTATGTTTGTGTAAACGAATTATACGAAGATGATGAAGGCTTTAATAAAAACTCATATATGTATGGCGAAATGGTATATGCTAATGGAACAAACTTCGTAAAAGATGTAAAAACATTAGATGGATTGTCAAGTAATTCATTCGCTTCATGGGATGAAGCTGAAATCGTATTTAAGAAAAAAGTTGATATGATATTAAATTAACTATTGACATTCTCAATAGAATCAGTTATATTAGAATCAACAAATAAGGAAACTATATCATGACTACATATACTACAAAAAATCGCAATTCAACTGCATACCGTTTTACCGTAAAAATGCTTGATGGTAAACCAGTTGCTGAAGATCAGGCTGCAGTAGACGGTCTAAGAACTGTTGTTAAACTTGCTAACACTGCATATCCTGATGAAACAAAAAAGTATGTAAAACTTCAAGGTCGTGGTCCAAGAGGACATAATGGTCGTATGTATAACCAAGGTTTGCCTTTACCATATGCTACACATGCTGATGTATATGTATATGAGCGCAATCGTTATAACAATGTATGGGATAGATAATGGATTTAGAAATACTTCAAAAATTAGATAAGATGGAATTGACTGAAGCTCGAGAAGCTGCAAATAATCTTATTGATGTAAAGAAAACTAAAAAAGTTGTACACAATAGACTTATCTACGATTTAGATAAAGCCAATAGTTCACGTGAGGTATCACGTATTATGTGGCAAGTTTATATGTCTGGTTCCGGTTATGGTACCATAGGTTCAACTTGGAAAAAGCACTATAACAGTGTCTGAGTCTTCTTTACAACTCCCGCTAAAACTCCCAGAACCCCTTATCCTCGAGTTAAACGAGGGTGAGGTTTCTCACATTCAAACTATGGCACAAGAAATGTTTGAGTGTCCAACCCGTCGACGTGGAAGAAGTCATTCAACCGTCTTAGCACATACTTATGCAGGCGTTATACTAGAGTTTGCTTTAGTACGTCAAGGTGCTGTTATGAACCCTGCTGAATTTGACTACACCAAACCTGAAACTCATAATTGGGATGTTGAGTGGAACCGTTGGAGAGCTGAGGTTAAAAACTCACAAGATCCCGGAACATTACCAAACCATATGGAAAAGAAATGGTTGACTATACCAAACTATATGGCAAATAAATTAGCAAGAAATCGCAGATTGTACCCAAAATGTGTTGACATTATCATCTTTGGCTGTTATAATAAACTATCTGAAAACACTTACGACGTTCGTTGGCGCGCTGTTGTACCTTTTGATACGATACGCCAAAACCTCAGACCATGTCAAGAAAAGTTCTCTAATAACTGGACAACTGACCACGATGGTGTACGACGTATAAAGTATTTCTACAATACACGCGGTGATGATCGCACAATATATAACCACAATGTTTAAGGAAACAAGTATATGAAATTTGATAATGACAAACCAAAAATCCATTTAGTTCCGCCAGAAGCTATCATTGAAGCTGCTAAGGTATTTGGTTTTGGTGCTGAAAAGTATGGTGAAAACAATTGGCGGCATGACATAAATAAATTTCCAGTATCTCGTCATTACTCTTCTATTCAACGTCACCTTTTGGCGTATATTTCTGGTGAAGATATTGACCCAGAGTCTGGCTTACCACACGTATCACACGCATTAACTCAAATGATGATCCTTTGTATGACAACACTTGAGTCTGATCCAATTGATACCGATGATAGATTTAAAGGAGAAGATGATGAATAGCGTAAGTGACATTCGTAATTATTTTATTGACGAACTAAAAGCTGAACGATTTACTACAGATAAAACTGGTGCAAAAACAATCGAGCTACTTGGTGCATCGTTTGTCGCTGATGAACCTGCTATCTTTGGTAAACCTGTACAAGAATATATTAATGCGGAGTTGGCATGGTATGAGTCGCAATCAACAAACATTAATGATATCTATGGACCATCCAAACCTGCTCCTGCCGCATGGCAATATTCAGCAGATCCGCACGGTAATATTAATTCCAACTATGGCCATTTAGTATTCTCTAAAAAATATCATAACCAATTCCAAAATGCTTTTGATGAACTATGGAGTAACCCTGATAGCCGTCGTGCTCAAATGATTTATAATCGTCCATCTATTTGGGTTGAGTTTGACGAAGGTGGTAAGTCTGATTTCATCTGTACTAATGCACAAACATTCTATATTCGTGATGGTATCTTACATATGGTATCTCAAATGCGTTCTAATGATGTTGTGTTTGGCTACAAGAATGATTATGCGTGGGCACAATATCTTATGGATAAGTTTGTTGCTCAATGGAATGAACAATGTAAACTTCCCGGCAATAAGCACTTTACTATTCAAAAGGGTATGCTTACGTGGCAGGTAATGAACTTACATACCTATGAACGTCACTTTGATTTGGTAAAACAATGAGTGCAAGTAGGGAAAGCTATTATGCTTATATGGGAAGACGAATGAAAGAAGACGATACAAACCGCCTTAAATGGGATAACCGTTTTATGTCATTAGCGACTATGATCGCTGATTGGAGCAAAGACCCTTCAAGTAAAATTGGTTGTGTTGCTGTTAATGATGATAGACGCATATTGGCTACAGGCTATAATGGGTTTCCAAAAGGTATTGAAGATACTGAAGATCGTTTAAACGATCGTCCTACCAAACATAGTCTTGTGGTACATGCTGAAATGAATGCACTTATGAATGCGTTATATGCTGGTGTATCATTAAAAGACTCTACCTTATACGTATATGGATTACCTATATGTTCT